TACACGAAATCGGCGACACTCTTCGTCGTTTTCCACGCGCGTGTAGAACACCCAGTAGATGTTTTAATCTCTTCGCAACAGTTACCCTTGTACCTCTTGATATTATGTTCGTACAAGTGTTTCAGGCATTGTAATATAGCCTGTTGATAGGCAGAAAGTTCTTCCACCTTTTGAATAGTCGAAACTCTGTATATAGACGGATCAGATTCGGGGTTAATAGGAACGTATGTAGGATTATTTACACGGTCGTAGATGCGAGCCCCCCTGAATACAATTTGCCAGGAATCATCAACCTGATCTATCAGACGATTGATACGTACAGATAACTGTAAATCCTCTTCATTTTCCTCGGATAACATGTTTAAACTATCAGCGCGATGATAGAGTTCGCATAGGCGATCCCTCATTCGCATGTATTTTGCGGATATACGTTCTATGTCAGTAGATTTAGGTATACCGTCTTCGTTTAATTCATCCTGATTGAAAAAGTTGTCGTATCCCAGTCTGAAGGATAAGTATTCGTTGTCGCGTTCATTTATTTTCCACATGCTTTCAAGTTGTCTTAGGAAGTTAATAACTTCCTCACGTTCATATGTTTGTATCTGATTCGTCCACATGGCATCATTTGCTTCATCTCTATTCGCCGACTCACTCAGAAAGTGAGTGGCCTCTGGCATTTTATATTATAGGGTTTCATTTTTCTAAGCCCGATTATTTTTGGAGGCTCGATAAAAGTTTTACCAAAATTTTGTTTTGAATTTCAAGTTGTTTACCTATGCTGACCAGGGCCGTACAGACGGTATCACCATCCTCGGTCATGAGGGTCGATGCCAGTAGCGACTCGGTGGAGATAAAGTCATCCTGTTCGAACTCGTCGAGGTTAATTTCTTCAGGATCATCGATCGAACTTTCATCATCACCAGACATAGAAGGCTCCTCCTCATGAATTTCCCCAGATTCAGAATCGGATTCGGTTTCGATCTCGTGCTCAAGTCTGTCAGGCTGTGTAGACATTTATGGTAGGCTCAGGAAAAATCGATACGATTTTTTCGCACTTTACCCTAAATTATTTTCTTGCTATATAGTACAACAACACACAAAAATGGCGGGCGGTTTAATGCAATTAGTCGCCTACGGCGCACAGGATGTCTATCTCACTGGTAACCCCAAGGTTACATTTTTCCAGGCGGTTTACCGCCGTCACACTAACTTCGCTATGGAGAACATCGAGCAGACCGTTAACGGCACTCCCGCCAACAACGGCCGCGTCTCTGTTACCATTGCCAGGAACGGTGATCTTGTAGGCGACATGTATGTCGAGCTCAAGACTCACGCGACCACTGTCGCTACCTCCACCGGTGGTACCGGCGCTGACGCTTGCTGGATCGCTGAGCGTGCTATCAAGGACGTAGAATTATCAGTGGGGGGTCAAAGAATAGACAAATGCTTCCAGAAGTGGTGGCGTTTATACTCTGAGCTTTACCTCGATGAGGGTAAGAAGGCCGCGTGGGGTAAGATGACTACCGCGGGTGCCGATAAGCAGGTTTTCCTTCCTCTTATTTTCTTCTTTAACCGCAATCCCGGTCTCGCTCTCCCACTAATTGCCCTGCAGTACCACGAGGTCCGTCTTGATTTCGATTTAACGGATCAGTTCACTACTCACCTTGACGGTAACACTTTCAAGGTATGGGCTAATTACATCTACCTCGACACTGAGGAGCGTAGGCGTTTTGCCCAGAAAGGTCACGAGTACCTCATTGAGCAGGTTCAGCACACTGGTGTTGATTCCGTCAACGCCGCCGCTGGCTCCAAGCAGGTCCGCCTTTCTTACAATCACCCCGTCAAGGAGCTTGTATGGGCTCTCAGCGAGAATGATGACCAGCAGGGTCTTTGGAACTTCACCACCAAGGCCGCTGACACCGAGATCGTTCTCGAGTCCGACCCTGCCGCTGCCGCTGCCGAGTCTAACTGCTACGTACCCATCACTTCGGTCGGTACCCCTCTCTACTCCCCCGGTCTTTCCACCGAGAAGTTATCTGAGGAGACCGTCGGCACTGTCGGTACCATGAAGCTTGTTCTCAACGGTCAGGACAGGTTCAAGGAGCAGTCTGGCAAGTACTTCAACCAGGTCCAGCCTTACCAGCACCACACTGGCTGCCCTATGCCCGGTATCTACTCTTACTCGTTTGCCCTTAAGCCCGAGGAGCATCAACCGACCGGCACGTGTAACTTTTCTCGTATTGATAACGCTCAGGTTTCTATTGTTACCACCGCTGGTAACGATGCCGCTATCAACCTCAGCATGTTCGCGGTTAACTACAACGTCCTCCGCATCCAATCCGGTATGGGTGGTCTCGCCTTCTCCAACTAAGCATACAAATCAAATTTGTATTTGCTATTAAAAATTAATTAATTCTTCATATTTAAAAATTGAAATCACACAATTTTTAAAAATGAAATCCGGTCGGACACTTTATTTCGTATTTACAATTTGATCCATATCGAAACATACGTAGGGTGGTTCATCGTCGTACCCATAGTATCGAATCGTTATTCCCATGACTCTTTTAAAATAAGGATTAAGTTCTTTGTTTATGAAATGTTTCCATTCTTTTAAAGTTGTTCTATAATACTCTAATCCACCCTCGCTGAATACGCGTTTTTGTATATCGGGTCTTTGGCGAAACTCGGTCATAATACGCTTTGCGCCAGCTGGTAACGGTGATTTATTTTGTTCCGCCGCATCTATTATATCTATTATGTAGTATCCATAGCTATCACAAATTATGTTGGTTTGCATCGCTGGAAATTCTGAAATATAAACTTTTAAATCTGCGTTACTCGGAAGTGTTACGAATACGTCTTCGCTGTCACTGTCTTTTAGTGGTACGGCAAGTATATGTGGGTGGGTGTGATATGTTATGAGCGATGGCCAGACGGTTTTTATCGCATCGGATTCCATACGCCTTCTGTTTTTTGATGTAACGAACGAAGGTTTGTCAAATTTCACAGTCGTCGGTCCTATTTTACATTTTACGGCACCCGCGTATTCCCAGGATTTTTTAGACGACAGTTCGTGTATCTTTTTTAAATCCCTGATTATTGGTCTGGGTATTTTTGTACATTTCTTTTGGAACATTTGCGGGTGAGCTGTGTACATATTCGCGACTGTCCTATAATTATACATAAAAATATATTTGTTATATAAACTATGCATCTGCTTTATACAGATGGAAGTTGTTTAGGAAATCCGGGTAAAGGAGGGTGGGCGGCAAGATGCGTATATTTATTCGATATAAGCGGCGGTGATCCATACACTACGAATAACATCATGGAGATGACTGCTGTTATTCGGGGATTGGAGGAGTGCTTAAAACATTTAATAAAGGAAGTGTCCGTACACACCGATAGTAATTACGTGAAGACGGGTATGAAACACTGGGTAAAGAATTGGCAAACGAACGGTTGGAAAACCGCATCGGGTACTCCCGTTAAAAACAAGGAATTATGGATACGGTTATGTGATTTGGAACGACAATTTGATAAAATTCAGTGGATTTGGGTAAAAGCACATAACGGGGATGTTAATAATGAATACGTCGATAAGGAAGCGAGAAGATTCGCTACATCTTTTCCATAATCATGTATAAAGAATATCTCATATACTCAGTATATGAGTCTTAAAAAAAAGGAAGAGGTAACTGCGCGTCGTTCGTATGAGGAACGCGAAAAGTTATTTTCTGATAATCGGGCTAGAGCTCTTGAAAAAGCTATGAATACCGAACGTGTTAGATACAAGTCTAATGCAAACTCAAACGATTTCGTTAATTTTTTGAAAAAGCGTTTGTCTTTGTGGGAAGACCTAAAGACCGATACCATTGAAAATGGACGTCTTACGAAAGGATTTACGAAACGTCATCATGAAAATATGTATAATAAGACTAAAGAAATAGTTAATTCTCTCGATAAGTAAATTAATTACCAAATGCAACACCGGCCATACCATCCTTTATTCTGAGAATGTTATGGTTGACTGCATATACCCTATTTATACCACCAGCCAAACCCGCGCAT